GCCTGATCCGGCTGGCTTAACCAAGGGGCAGCGGCATGGCTGCTTATGGGTCAGGGCTTTACGGCCGCGGAGCTTATCCAATTCTGCAAGGGACATATGGCTCTGGCAGTTATGGGTTGGGTGTTTACGGCAAAACAAATATAGGCATCAGCGGCAACCAGGCGACTGGCGCGGCTGGCAACTTGCTGGCCGACAGGTCGATCCAAGAGGATGGGACAATTGCGACAGGCAATGTCGGCACAGTCGGACTGTCTGTATCTGTTGCCGTCACGGGCAATGCAGCCACCTGCACTGCTGGTTCGGTCTTAGCGGAATCAAGCAAAGCAATCACCGGCAATGCAGCCACGGGTGCAGTTGGCAGCGTTACTCAGTCTGCCGCCATTGATCTATCCGGCAACACGGCCACAGGCTCTGTTGGCACTGTCAGTGTCACCAGCACAAAAGCGGTCACCGGCAACAGCGCTACGGGTTCTGTCGGCACGATGGGCGCAGAGGTCATATCGTTTCAAGCCATCACTGGTGTTACGGGTACAGGATCAGTTGGCAGTGTCGGCAATGTCATCACAGTTGCATTGACAGGCAATACTGCAACTGGGTTTGTCGGCATCATCTTTGGATTCGGCTGGGGTGCAATACCGGATGCAGCAGAAACCTACACGGCAATCGGTGATACGGCGGAAACTTACACGACAATAAGCGATACGGCAGAAACTTACACGGCGATCAGCGACAGTGCAGAAACTTGGACTGAAATCGTTGATAATTCTGAGACTTGGACACCTGTTTAGGAGCAACACATGGCAGATACCACCACCACCAACCTACTGCTGACAAAGCCAGAGGTAGGTGCATCGACAGACACCTGGGGGACAAAGGTCAACACCGACCTGGACTTAATTGATGCGCTGTTTGATGCAGGGCCATTGCTGAAAGTCACAAAGGGCGGCACGGGTGTTGGCACTTCAACCGGCTCGGGCAACAATGTGCTTTCGACATCACCAGCACTGACAACCCCAACTGTGACAAACCAAACTGTCACAAACTATGTGGAGTCGGTGGTTGCGATTGGAACAGTCACTAGTTCAAGCACTTTGTCTTTGACCAGTGGCACAGTTCAAACTGCAACCCTGACGGCATCCACGGCTTGTACTTTTACCATGCCAACCGCGACTGCTGGCAAATCCTTTGTGCTGTTGCTTAAACAGGCTGCAACCACAGGCAACGGAACAGCAACATTTACAGGTGTGAAATTTGGTACGGCTGGCGCACCAACCATTACAGCAACGGCTGGCAAGATGGACATTCTGACTTTTATTGCCGATGGCACTAACTGGTACGGCTCTGCCGCCCAAGGATATACACCATAATGTTTGCCGCTAAAAATTTCTTTTTGGCGGGTGGTGTTTTACCTCCCGTCTCTGCTGACTTTCTTGTAATTGCTGGCGGCGGCGGTGGTGGTTTTAATCGAGGTGGCGGTGGTGGTGGCGGTGGTTATCGCACTTCGGCTGGAACATCAGGCGGCGGCGGTTCTGCTGAAGGACAATTAACCTTAAGCCGCTTGACTTCATACACTGTGACTATTGGTGCTGGTGGTGCTGGTTCGGTAACCGATGCCAGTGCAGGAACTAATGGTTCTGATTCAGTGTTTTCTACCATTACATCTACGGGTGGTGGTGGCGGTGGTTCTGGCACACCTACAAATGGTGTTGCAGGTGGTTCTGGTGGCGGCGCAAGAAATGCTGCCTCAGCCACTGGTGGCGCGGGAACTGCAAATCAAGGATACGCTGGCGGTAACAACACAAGCAATGATGGCGGTTCTGGCGCTGGTGGCGGCGGCGCGGGAAGTGTGGGTAAAAACGGAAATCCAGAAACTGTTAATCGTGGCTATGGTGGCTCGGGTGTTGCTTCAAGCATTTCAGGATCATCAGTTACAAATGCTGGTGGCGGCGGCGCTGGCGGCAACGCAACACAAGCACTCGGGCAAAATGGCGGCGGTAATGGCTCATATTTAAGCATTGCTGGAACTGCTGGCACTGCGAACACGGGTGGTGGCGGTGGTGGTGGAAATAACCTAACCACTTTCCCAGGCACGGCAGGTGGCTCTGGCGTAGTCATCATCTCTTACGCTGGCTCGCAAGTGTTTACTGGTGGAACAGTTACTACTTCTGGTGGTAACACTATCCACACTTTTACATCTTCTAGCTCTTTAATTCCAGTTTAAGGAAGAGCAATGTCACATTTTGCAAAAGTAGAAAACGGAATAGTCACTCAGGTAATCGTTGCAGAACAAGATGTTATTGACGCTGGCATCTTCGGTCAGGGCTGGGTGCAAACCTCATACAACACGCACGGTGGTGTTCACGCCAATGGCAACACACCTTTGCGTAAAAACTACGCTGGCATTGGCTACACCTACGACTCAGGGCGTGATGCGTTTATCCCACCACAGCCATATCCAAGTTGGACAATGAGCGAGGAAACTTGCCTGTGGTCTGCACCAACGCCTATGCCTGTTGATGACAAAAAGTATCGCTGGGATGAGGCCGCATTAACTTGGGTTGAAATAAATGACTGAAGACATAACGCACCGAGAAATCTACGACAGGCTTGTCGCTGTCGAGGTTAAGGTGGATGCCTTGACTGAGCGCACCAAGGATGTGACGGCAGCATTCGCTGCTGCACAGGGCGCGTTTAAGGTGCTGGAGACACTCAGTCGCCTTGCCAAGCCTTTGCTCTGGCTTGGCGGTCTATTCGTGGCGGCTGCGGCCTTCTGGGAACACTTTAAGGCACGCTGAGATGGACGCGCTGCCGCCACCCCCGCCGGCAGTACAAGCCCCAGCACCAGCCTTTGAGTGCGTGCGCTGGTCATGGTCATCTGACCGGCTGCTGGTATGGTGCTTGCAGTGGCGGGAAAAAGGTAAACCAGAGCCTAAGAAGGTAGCAGAAAGTGATTGATCCACTAACGGCCCTAGCAGGTATACAGGCAGCAGTTGCGCTGATCAAGAAGGTCAGCAAGACTGTTGATGATGTATCGTCTCTTGGCCCTGTCCTTGGCAAGTACTTTGACGCTAAGTCCACCGCCACCAAGGCTGTAGTCCAGGCCAAGAAATCCAAGTCCAGCATGGGCACTGCTATCCAGATTGAGATGGCACTGGATCAGGCCAAGCGTTTTGAAGACGAGTTGCAACTGCTGTTTATGCAGTCCGGCAAGGTTGATGTCTGGAACAAGATCAAGTCCAGAGCAGCAGCGATGGATGTTGAGTCTGCCCATGAAGCGCGCAAAGAAAAAGAAGCTGCGGCAAGGCACAAGAAAGAGATGGACGAGGTCATTGAGCTTGTGCTGATGGCGCTTGTCTTTTTCAGCTTGGTCGGCGCAATCATTTATTTCAGCCTTGGCATCATGGGGCAGCGCGGGTGAGCGCCGAGCAACTTAGCTTAGTTGACAAGGTGCTGGCCTATGTGTCCAGTCCATTCCGGCTGTTCGCAATGGTGTTGATGGCGGTGCTTACCTTTGCAGGGTACTTTGTATATACAAACCAAGACCTGCTGATTGGAGCTTACAAAGAGTCCAAGAAGATTCCAAGCATTGCAGAGGACAGGGTGGAGGATGCAGCGGCGCACCTGTTCAAGCAGTCTGGCGCTATCGTGGTGGCAGTGTTCAAAGTCAACCCAATGTTTGGCACTCGCATTGTTCACAGAGCGTACACACGGGAAGGTCGAGAAAAAGCAATGGATGGTCTGGATGTAGGTCTGTTCAGCGCTAACCAAAGCAACAACCTAGACATAACTAAGCTCTTGGTTAATGAGATTCCATGCGGCGAGTACACCAGCGCACAGAGCGAGATGGGCATCTGGTACATTGAAAAGGGTGTGGGCTATACATGCCGCATTTCAGTGCAGCCAGAGCCAGGTCGCTTTGTTGGGCAGATCACAGTCGGGTGGGCATCACCACCAGATAATTTACAGAAGACTCATGCAATGTTGCAGATCGCTGCCTCGATGCTGAGTAAAAAAAGGAGTTAATGATATGGACTGGCTTAAACAAATTGCACCAACGATTGCCACGGCAATGGGTGGCCCACTGGCCGGCATGGCAGTGTCTGCCATCTCCAAGGCCATCGGTGTTGACCCCGACAAGGTAGGCGACCTGATCTCCAACAACAAACTGTCAGCCGAACAGATTGCTCAAGTCAAAATGGCCGAGATTGAGTTGCAGAAACAGGCGCAAGAGCTTGGCCTCAACTTTGAAAAGCTGGAGGTCGAGGACAGGAAGTCTGCGCGGGAAATGCAGGCCACCACCCGCAGCCTGATGCCCCCAATACTGGCTGGGTCTGTCACTGTCGGTTTTTTTGCCATCATGACGCTGATGTTTTTCAACAAGCTCGATGACAGCAACCCTGCCATCCTGATGATGCTGGGTAGCCTTGGCACGGCTTGGACGGGCATCATTGCCTACTACTTTGGATCAAGCGCTGGCTCACAAGCCAAGACCGATTTACTCTCTAAGGCAGGGCCAGTGAAATGAAAGAAAACTTTGACTCCGCACTGGCTGCTGTCCTCCACCATGAAGGCGGCTTTGTCAACCATCCGTCTGATCCAGGCGGCATGACCAACCTCGGAGTGACCAAGAAGGTCTGGGAGGAGTGGGTCGGGCATGATGTGGATGAGCAGACCATGCGCGGCCTGACTCCTGAGATTGTTGGCCCAATGTACAAGGCCAAGTATTGGGACAAGGTCAAGGGCGATGACCTGCCGGCTGGCGTGGACTATTGTGTTTTCGATGCGGCGGTGAACAGCGGCCCAGGTCGGGCTGCCAAGTGGCTGCAAGCGTGCGTAGGGGTTGATCCTGATGGCGGCATCGGCCCAAAGACTTTGCAGGCTGTGGCGGCATTTCAGGGCGATCTGGTTGACGATTATGGCAAGCGCAGACTGTCATTCCTGATGGATCTGCCCCACTGGCAGACCTTTGGCAAGGGCTGGAGTCGCAGGGTTGCCGAAGTTGGCAAAGTAGGCGCAGACATGGCATAAGTGAAATAATCACCTCATGGCCAATGTCAAGCAACAATTAGAGACGCCTTCACTCTCGCCTCTGGGTTATCCACCAGAGGTGTATGAACGCCGGAACTTGAACGAGAACAACGGCGCACTGAACATTTTTGCCAGAAAACTAACTTCCGTCCTCGGCTCGCTGTTTGGCCCCAAGGGCGGCAAGTTTATGAACAACCCCTACGGGGCGTTTCAAAGCACTGTAGACCAGACGGCGGCGGTGGCCAATACGGCCTACGCCATGACACTGAACACGACAGACTACGCCAACGGCGTGAGTGTGGCGAGCAGTTCGCGGATCACAGTGGCTGACTCTGGCATCTGGAATTTACAGTGGTCTGGTCAGTTTGAAAACCCTGACTCTCAAGACCATGATGTAAGGGTCTGGCTCAAGATTAATGGGACTGTGGTTGTTGGCTCTACTGGATTCTTTGCAGTGCCAAGCAAACATGGCTCGGTCAATGGCCATGCCTTAGTTGGCTGGAATTATTTTGTGAGCTTAAACGCAAGTGACTATATTGAGTTGTGGTGGGAGACTGACAGCACTCAGGTGAGCATTCAGACCTATGCTGCATCAGGAAGTTACCCATCAACGGCCTCACTTATTGCGACAATGACATTTGTGTCCAACCTACCGACCATATAGCCATGTACATCCCACTAAAACTACCACCAGGCATTTACAGAAACGGCACAGAGTACCAAGCAGCAGGCCGCTGGTATGACGCGAATCTGGTGCGCTGGTACGAGAACACCTTGCGGCCTATGGGCGGCTGGAGGAAGCGCTCGGCAAGCCAGATGACTGGTATGTGCAGGGGCTTTATTACTTGGCGTGCCAATGATGCAGAGCGCTGGATTGCTGCCGGTACGCAATCCAAGCTCTACGCTATGAACGAGGCTGGAACACTCAAGGAAATTACGCCAAGCGGTATCACTGCCGGCATTGCCAGTGCCACGATCAAGACTGGTTACGGCTATAGCACCTATGGCACATACGCCTACGGCGTGGCCCGACCTGACTTAGGTGGACTGATCCCAGCCACCACATGGAGCTTGGACACATGGGGTGAGTATCTGGTGGCCTGTTCAAGCGCTGACGGCAAGCTCTACGAGTGGCAGCTTGGCTTTGCAACCCCGACACTGGCAGCGGCCATTACCAACGCCCCAACCGGCAACAAGGCTCTTTTGGTCACTTCTGAGCGCATCCTGTTTGCTCTTGGCGCTGGCGGCAATCCCCGCAAGGTGCAGTGGTGTGATCAAGAAGACAATACAGTCTGGACGCCACTGGCCACGAATCAGGCGGGTGACTATGAGTTGGCCACTGTTGGCACATTGATTGCCGGCAAGCGCGTCAAGGGCGTTAATTTGCTGTTCACCGATGTAGATGTCCACACGGCTGTATACATTGGCGCACCATTTGTTTATGGCTTTGAGAAGGCTGGATCTGGCTGCGGCCTCATCTCGGCTCAGGCTGTGGTGGCTATCGACACTGCTGCCATCTGGATGAGCAAGTCGGGTTTCTGGACTTATGACGGCTATGTCAAGCCCCTGCCAAGTGATGTATCTGACTATGTGTTTACCAACATAAACTTTAACCAAGCATCCAAGGTCTACGCTGTCCACAACAGCCAGTTTGGCGAGATCTGGTGGTATTACCCAAGCAGCTCAAGCAACGAGAATGACAGCTATGTCACCTACAACTACCGAGAAAACCACTGGAACATAGGCTCATTGGCCCGTACCGCTGGCACTGATGCGGGTGTATTTACCAACCCGCTGCTGGTTTCAACAGATGGCTACATCTACGAGCATGAAGTGGGCTTTGCCTATGACAGCGCCAGCGTCTATGCTGAGTCTGGGCCGGTTCAATTGGGTAACGGCGACAACCTCATGTCTGTGCGGCAAGTTGTTCCAGATGAGCAAACACTTGGCGAGGCGGTGGTTTCATTCAAGACCCGCAATTACCCGACAGGCGCTCAATCCACCTTTGGGCCATACACGGCGGCCAACCCTACGGATGTCCGGTTTTCGGCTCGGCAGGTAAATGTCAAGGTGACGGGTGCTGTGCTGGCAGATTGGCGTATTGGGGTGATGCGGCTGGAGGCGGTGACCAGTGGCAAACGATGAGTGATTCTGAGCATTTGAAGAGACTACGCCATCATGTGGAGGCTGCCTTAGAATACTCAGGAGGCACACATAATTTTGACGATGTTGCCGAGATGGTGGGGGATCACAGATTGCAGTTGTGGCCGGCCTCAAACTCGGTGGTATTGACAGAGATCATTGTCTATCCGCGACTCAAGAACTTGCATTACTTCTTGGCTGGTGGCGACCTAGATGAACTCTCACGGATGAGATCGATGATTGAATCCTGGGGCAAGTCGATTGGCTGCACCAGAGTGACTTTGGCAGGCCGCAAGGGCTGGGCAAAGACATTTTTAAAAGACGAAGGTTACAGCCCACAGTGGTCTGTACTTGCAAAGGAGTTGTAAATGGCAACAGATGTAAATCTCGGAATGCTCACTCTGGAAGAGTTGAGGCAACTGCTTGGCTCTGGCCAACAAACTACTCCGTATTCTCAGATCATGGGCCAAACGGGCGGTGGTGATCCGTACTCGCAGATCATGGCTCAGATGCCAGTGCTGCAAAACCCATATGCAAATGCCTACTACGGCCCAACTGGTGGCTATATCCCACGCATGCCAAGCAATGCGGCAACATCAGGAATGACTGGTCGCGCCAACTTTGGTGGTGGTGGCGGTGGTAGCAGCGGCAGCGGCAGTGACCCTACTTCAAACCCATTTGGTGATTTGACCCCTACTGAACGGGCAGCCTACTACACTGAGAACCCTAACATGGGATCGTTGACAAGGGGGCTTCAGGGCCTTTTGGGGTTTACTTCATTGGGTGCTTTGTCAAAAGCAATGAATCCAGGCCTTTGGAGTAATGAAGGCTTAATCACAAGTCTCGACCCTGCTGCATATCAAGCCGCAAAAGAAGGCTTTCGCGCCAGTGAAATAAATTCAATGAATGCAGAGGCTGAAGCGGCTGCTAATGCTGCGGCAGAAAGTTATGGCGGCGCATCAATGGCTGAACAACAAGCAATGAATGATGCAATTGGTCAAAGCATCTCAGACCAAAGCAGCGCTGGCTCTTCGGCTGGTGGCTACGGCACGGGCGATACAAGTGGAGGGTTTGGCGAAGGCCAATACAACATGGGCGGCCCTGTTGACCGAGTCGGTGGCCCCAACCCACCAGGCCCAGATGACGGCACTGGCATGTTGCAGCTTGGCGAGTATGTCATCAAAAAATCAGCAGTTGATAAGTACGGCACAGGGCTGCTAAACATGATCAACAACGGCAAGATACCTGCCAAAAAAATGAAATCTCTACTCGGATAAGGAGCGAAAAATGTCTAAAGGTGGAAACCAAGTATCAACGACTTCAATTGATCCACAGATCAAGGCGGCGTTTCTTCAAAACTTTGGTCAGGCTCAGAATGTCGCAGAGGCATTGCCAATCCAGCAGTTTGCTGGCTACAACCCGCTGTACCAAGCTGGTGAGCAGCAAGTGGTCAACCAGTCCCTGACCCCATTCAGTGGAGCAGACATCAATGCCTTCATGAATCCTTACCAAGAGGATGTCATCAATCGAAGCCTTGGCGACATTGAGTCAAGCCGCCAGATGCAGGACATCAGAGATCGTCAGGCTGCCACACAAGCCAAGGCTTTTGGTGGCTCACGCCAAGGTGTGCAGTCTTCACTGACAAATGCCGCTGCCTTGAAGCAAGCCGCTGACCTGTCAGCGAACATGCGCAATCAGGGCTATGGACAAGCCGCACAGTTGGCTCAGTACGCTCGAGGACAGAACATTGCTGGCGGTCAGAATGTGCTGGCCTTGGGTGGTGCGCGTCAGGCTTTTGAGCAGCAACAGCTTGATGCCATCCGCAACATCGGCCTGCAAAAACTTGGCATCGTGCAGTCCAGCTTGGGTGCAAGCCCTGCCAACTTGGGCGGCAGTGTATCAACGCCATACAGTCGCAATGTCGGCGCGGGTCTTTTGGGTGGCGCTTTGGCTGGCTCTCAGTTGGCCGGTCTTAGCGGCGGCGCAATTGGCGGTGGAGAAGGTGCAGCAATTGGCGCACTGCTCGGCCTAATTGGATAGGGGATAAAAATGGCAGAATTTGACTTTTCAAACTTTGGCAGCATGTTTGGCGGCGGCATGGGTGGCACGCCCACTGGTCTTGATGCACTGCTGAGTGAAGACCAGCGCAAGCTGATGAATCGAAATGCAGCCCTGTCAGCGGCTGCTGCACTGCTGCAAGCCAGTGGCCGCAGCGCTACCCCCATCAACCTTGGCCAAGCCCTTGGCTCGGCTCTGCAAGCTGGCCAGCAGGGCTACCAACAGGCGCGTGCTGGGTCGGTGCAGGATCTGCTGCTGAATCAGAAGTTGGAAGAGGCTAAACGAGCCGAGCAATTGAGAAAGCAAATTGCAGATGTTATGACCACTGCGCCACAGCCATTGAACACGGCGCAAGCCGCATTGGCAGCACCAGGCATGCCGCTTGGCCCAACTATTCAGCGTGCTGAGTTGATGGACTCCATGCCACAACCAACAGCCAATGAATTAAAGGCCAATCAGTACCAAACAATTGCCGACATTTACGCGGCGCAGGGCAAGTCTGAAGATGCCAAGCGTTACCAAGAGATTGCAGAAAGACTTAACCCACGGCCTGAAGTTACGGGCCAGCCATTTGAGGTGACTGATGCCACTGGCAAGCCATTGCTGGTGCAGCAGATGAAGTCTGGTGCTTTGCAAACTTTGCAAGGCTTTGGCCCTAAGCGTGAAGTTGTTTTGCAGAGTCTCGGTGGCCGCACAGTGGCCATCAACAAGTCTGCACTTAAAGGTGGTGAGTCTTTCGCCACAACGATGACACCAAGCGAAGAGGCAAACTTGCGTATAGCCCAAGGCAATTTGAATGTGGCCCAAGGCGGTCTTGGTTTGCGTCAAGCTGAATTTAATCGTGGTGCCTTTGACATTAAAGAAGGGCCAGATGGTCTGATGTATGTGCCAAAAGCGCCAGGCGCTCTATCCATGCCTGTTATGGGCGCTGGTGGGACTCAATTGCAAGGCGCTGGCGCTAAACCCACTGAAGATCAATCCAAGTCTGCTGGCTTTGCATTCCGTATGAAGCAGTCAACGGACATCTTTAATCAGCCGGTTACAGGTGTTGATGGTCAACCAATAATTGATCCAGCTACTGAAAAACCAATTACGCTTGAGCAGGCATATGGAAGACCTGGCAGGTTTCAGGCAATCATGCGCTCCATCCCGAGTGCTGGTTTGACTACTGGAGTGGCCAATGTATTTGAAACAAGTGGCCGCCAGCAATATCGCCAAGCTCAAGAAAACTGGGTCACAGCCAATTTGCGGCCAGAGTCAGGCGCAGTGATTGGCGTGGAAGAAATGGAAAAAGAGATTACCAAATATTTCCCACAAGCTAGTGATAGCCCACAAACCATTGCCCAAAAACAACGCGCTAGACGCGATACCGAACTAGCAATGACTGTGCGTGCTGGCCCAGCTTACAAGCAAGTTGAAAAAGCAGTGGCTGCAAGGCCACAGGCTGGTACTCCTCGACTTGTCAGAGATCCAGTGACTGGTGTTTTGCGTTATGTAGCGGAGTAAAAAATGGCTGACAAAATTGTTCAAATACCCAACATTGGGCCAGTTGCTTTCCCAGAGGCAATGTCTGATGCCGAAATAATCAAGGCCATTCAGACATTGCAAGTGCCAGCGGCTGCGCCAGTTGCTGCACAAGCACCGGCTGGAAAAGTCCCTGAGTCTTTCCAATCAAAGATTTTGAATTCTCCTGTCGGTGGAGTCATTCGTGGTTTGCGCGACATCCCTGACGCTGGCGCTCAATTGCTGACCCGTGGCCTTGAAGCAATCTCTCCATCTGGATCAGGCATGGAGGACTTTTTTAGATCTGAGCGCAGACGAGTTGAAGACATCAATCGTCAGGCCGAGATTGACTACCAGAGAAACTTTCGCCAAGGCCAGATGCGTCAAGGTGAAATCGATGTGGGCCGTGTAGGCGGCAACATTCTTGGCACATTGATCCCAACGACAAGGGCAATCGGTCTGCTTGGTGCGGCGACAGCGCCAGTGCGTGCTGGTGCTATCAGTGGCGCAGTCAGCGGAGCTTTGCAGCCAGTGGCCACACCACCATCAAGAGACACAACAATGTCTGACCTTGTCACTGAAACAAGGCCACAGGGTATGACCAACCCAGAATTCTTTGCCCAGAAAGTTGAGCAAATGGGTGCTGGCACGGCATTTGGCGGCCTTGCTGGATACGGCGCAGACAAGTTGTCAAAGGCACTTTTTGGAACTAGACCACCACCACCAGTGGCTGGTCAGCCAAGCACTGCTGGCGCTCAAGTCAATGTCACCACAACACCAACCGCCACAGGTACTGGCGGCGGCTCAACACTTGGCGCTGTCGGGCCGGACACATCAGCCGGACTGACTGCTGCGCAACAGGCCATTCTGACCCGTGGCAAACAAATGGGATTTCGCACAACACCTGGTCAGGAAACCGGCTCTCGGTCTTTGCAGCAGATGGAAGCCAGAATGGAGTCCAGCCCATTTACCTCTGGGCCATTCAACACGCTCAAGGCTGAGAATCAAAAGATCCTCAACCGATCCACAGCGCAAGCCATTGGCGTCAATGCAGATGAGTTGAGCAATCCACAGTTGGCCCAAGCACAGCGTCAAATCAGCAGTGTTTATCGCCAAGTGGCAAGTCCTGAAGTCAAAAGGCTGGATGGCAACACCATCCAAACCGGCATTGATATTCTTGACAACGCCTTTGAAGGTCTGACTACTCAGCCACTTAAAGGCAACATCTTTGTAAAGCAGTTGCAAGAACTGGCCGCCAAGGGTGAGGCCAGTGGCAACCAGTTGCAGACTCTATCGTCAAAGATTGGTAAGCGTGCCAAAAACGAGATGACCACAGCAATGGGTGATCGTGAGCTTGGCAGTGCTTTGTTCCAGATGAAAGAAATTATTGACGATGCACTGGCGCAAGGTTTGTCGGCAGAGCAACAGGCTGCATTCCAAACAGCCCGTGCCAACTATCGCAACCTGATGACCATCCGGTCAAACCAAGGTGTGGTCAATCCATCAACCGGCAATGTGTCGGGCTTGAACTTGGCCAGCGCATTGACCCGTAAAGACCCACAAGGCTTTGTGTTTGGCTCTAACCAAACGCCAATGTATGAGGCCGCAAGGTTTGCCCAAGCATTCAAGCCAATTGTTGGCGACTCTGGGACTGCGACCAGGTCAATGGAGGTGACACCATTGAGCATGTTGCTGGCAGCGCCGACAAACATTGCAGCGCGTGCTTACACATCTCAGCCGGCTGCCAACTTGGCAACAGGATTGCAGACGGGTATTGCACCAGGCACTGATCTAGCTACGCAAGAGTTTTTGAGGAGAATGCTGCCTGTAACTGGCGCATCTGGTTTTACCAGCCTTTTGAATCAATAACGCGCACCATAAGGAACATCATGGCCCTGCTTGATGACGAAGAGTTGTTGCCATTCTTTGGCAACCCGAACATCCAGCGCCAAGGTGCAAGGGCCAGGGGCTTGGCCGCGCAGCGTGATGTCAATACCTTGCCTGACCCGCGCACCTATGCTGCCGTCTCCGGCCTGCTTGGCACTGCCCCTGACCAGATGGGTTTTAGTGTTCTGAATCCTGACTATCAGGACATTCAAAGAACAGCAAAACCAGCATTTGCGCTCGGCACTCTTTTTGGACTTGCACCAATGACCAAGGGCTTGCCAGTTGGTGCAAGCATTAAAAATATAAAGGATACAAACAACCTCATGCCAAATATGCTCCTTTACCACGGAGGCGATTTGGTTAAAAATCCAACCCCTTATAAACAGGGTTTATTTACAGATGGTGTTCCTGGCGTTTCTTTTACACCCAACATTGTTGAGGCGGCAAGATATGCCAAACACAACATGGGAAGCATCAATGCAGTCGATGCATCTGGCTTAAAGATTTATCAAGGTGGTGAAAAAGCTCTAGATGCCGCTTATAAAGCTGGT